CTCTGTGGAGTCCTCTGGTGTAGATAACATACCTTCAATAGCTGAAGCTGCATCTGATACTGTTAGATTTCCACTTTCCGTTGTTTCGGAAGTCATGGTGTCATCACTCATAATATTTCCTTATGCCATCTAGGTGTGGCTTTCCCATACAGGCAATATGCCTATAATATCTTCCATGATTTGTCTTTTATCTCATCATCTTTAGCAATGGATTCAAAACGATTCATGATTTCATTAATTACTTTGATACGGAGGTAAGCATGATGTCGCACTTCTTCTTGCTCTATATCAGAGTTAATGATTAATTCGGTTAATTCTTTTTTTATAGCTTCTATTTCATCAAGTAATTCTTGACTTTGTAGAAGGTTTCTAAATGCTTCTGATTTTGTCATTACATTCCTGCAATATTATTTATTTTATCTAAAGCGTTTATCAGTTCTTTAGACTCATTTAAGTCAGATTTCTTATTATCATTAGCTGCTTTTTGTGCTAACTCTAATTCTTTTAATGCCATTTCTTTTTCAAACTCCATGCGTTGCTGTTGAAGTTCAAGCATTTCTTTTTGAGCTTTTAATTGCATTTGTTCTTTTTCTAAATTAAGTTTTGCCATTTGTTCTTGCATTTTAATTTGTGCTTTTTCTCTTTCTACTTCTGCAAGTATTTTTGCTGCTGCTGTATTTGGGTCATCTTTTGGAGGTGTTTGTGCAGCTTGTTGAGCCATTTGCATAGCTTGTTCTTCAGATATTTCCATAAGAAATGCAGAGTCATCTTTAAAACCTGCCATGTTAATAAATTTAGCTAAAGTATCTCGGTATTGTTTTAGATTGACTAATGGGTTTGCAAGTCCATAACCTTTAATTACTTCTTCTTGTTTAGCAAGAATCATTTGCATAGTAGCTAGTTGTTCTTGTTTACCACCAGTACCAAGACCTACATTAACTGTAACATTGTATTGTGTATTCCATTCTCTAGGATTCATAGGAACAAAATTATTATTAATTTTTATAATGCGTTCTTTATCTTGATACTTACAAACAAGTTGCAATATACCTTTAAACAAAGAAGTCATACCTGTATCTGCAAATATTCTAGCTATTAATTCTAACTTGCCTTGTGAAGCAGATGTCATAGCTGATACTGCTGTAGCAGTTACATTAGATAATATATCTGGGTTTAGTCCTTGTTGTGCATCTGATACACCACTTCGTTTAGCTTGTATAGAATCTAAATATTCAAGCATAGGAAATGATTGTGCAGCACTAGACTGTACAGTCATAGGTACTAACGCATTAGGATTCTTAATACGAATAACACCACCTGCTGTAGAAGTTAATAAGTCATCTAAATTTACTTGACCTTCTACTGCACCAACACGATAGTTGTTAGTAAGGTATAAGTTATCTAGCATTTGTCTAGTAACTGTAGATTTAATTAATTGTAAGTCTACAGCTCTGTCTGCTAATGATTGACCAAAGAATTTATGTGGTACAGGAATAGGGCATACAGAATGGAATGGTACATAATCACATTCCTCACTCATTAATATTTGATTGTCTGCATAACAAACTCTATGTAGTTCTGCTACACCATCTTCATCCATGTCTGTTCTGACATAACACTCATAGTATTCTACTATTTCCATAGATTCATCATTGGAATCATTGGTGTTAAATGGTTGCTCACCTGCTCCGAATCGTGCAACTCTTTCAGGTGTATAATCTAATGTATCACCTGTTGCTAGACTTGCTACTACTTCTGGGTCGTAACCCATAGCAATTAAATCAGACCTAGTAACTAAACTTCTTTGTGCTACAAAAGTAGCATCTTCAATAGTAGTTGCTCTTTTATCTATTAAAAATTCTTCTGGTGCTACATTTTCTATTTTAACTTTAGATGAATCTTTAGTGCGTTTGCATTTTACATTGTAGTAAACATTTACAATCGGTGGTACATCCATCATCATAGGCATACCCATTTCATCCATCATAGGTTGCCCAGTCATAGGGTCCATTGCTGGTTGTGGTTCTTGTTCTATTACTTCTTCTACTTCTTCTTGCTCAACAATTTCAACTTCTTCGTCTTGCATAATCATTGCAAGCTCATCTTCAGTTAAATTTTCATACTTTTCTTTTGTGGTATTTTTTTTATCATCCCAGTATGCTTTTAATACGCCTACTTTTTGTAACAATCCGTCTTTAAACCAATCGTGCATTAGTTCAAATCCGTTGTTATCTTTGTAAAATATATGATTTACATAAGCAGTTACTTGTTCTGCTATAGCACCATCACCAACATTAACTGGTTCAAACTCTACTGCTTTAGATGAAGTAGTAAACACCTTCATAATTTGTGGCAATGCACCATCTACTACTTCTGCCACTTCACCAGTTACAATTTGAGAACGACCTTCTACTTCGTTACCATAAGGCTCACGAAGATAATACTCTAGTGCCGTTTGTCTTTCTTGGGATGTTTCAGTTTCAATGAATCCTAAAGAATCATCAATGTGGGATTCAACAATATTAAGCAATGCTCTGCTTTCATCTGAATCTTTATCCATATTTTTTTTATCATATGCCATTTATACTATCCATGTGGTATTAATCTCTAGTGGTTTAGACCATGCTTCCATAGGTGATTCATCTAATCCTACGGCTAAATAACGGAACGCATCACTTGCGTGAGATGCCCAGTCATGAAATGGTCGGTCATGAAATACATTTCTTTTTTCGTCAAATACTCTACGATAGTTGCGTAGTGCATCTAACCCTTGTTTAGTGTTATCTTTGTCAAACCAACAGCGTGGTAATATTTTGCGTGCTGCTGCAATACCATCCATAACAGTTAATTTGTTTGCTACAATAATATTTAATCCAGCTTCTTCTAACATTTCTTTTCTGGATTTACCTGTACCTAATTCTCTTACAGCTACATCATGAGGTAATATGTGTGTTGCGTACATATAATCATGTTCTCGTAACCAATTAACATAGTAATCAAGACCTACACCATGATTTTCTACAAAATCTATAAGTCTTATTTCTTTATTAACTAGCTGTGCTACCCATATACTGGTACTGTCTGACATGCCTAAATCCCAACCAGTATAAGTCCTTGCTAATTCGTCTTTAGGTATATCTATAATTTGATTTTTTTCTTCTACACCATTAATAATAGATGAGTAGTAAGAGCCTTCTACAGGTGCATTAAAGCTACACTCAAACTCTTGCATATACTTATCATCACCCATTTCAGCTTTTGCTGCGAGCAACTCTTGCTTGTCTACAATGCCTGTTTCAGATGATTTAAACTCTAGTAGTTCCCATCCTTCACTTCTTGAACCTCTATCACGCAAGTCTTTAAAATGATTTTGACCTTTAGGTGTCCCCATAGCTACGCAGTAGCCAAGTCGGTCTGCAAGGGCAGGTCTGACAATCTCTGTGAATAATGTAGGATTAATGTTCCCAATCTCGTCAAGAACGCACCCGTCTAGGTAAATTCCACGCAGACTATCAGGGTTATCTGCACCATATAAGTTAATACGCCTACCCATAAAATCTACACGCAGTTCAGCAATATTTGCTTTAGCGTTTAATGGTCTAGTGTATTCTAGTAAATAATCCCATGCTATTCGTTTAGCTTGATTGTAAGTTGGTGCTACATAAGCAAATCGTGGGTTAGGTTTATCACAGTTTAATGCACTATGTATTAATTGATTTATAGCACAGACTGTTTTACCCATACGCCTATGAGCTACTACTACACTAAAACGGCTATCCTTTACCATCTTATGTATTTCTTTTTGTGGTGGTCTAGGTTTATAACCTGTTGTTATTTGTTTATCCATACTGTTTAAACAATGTAACTCTCTTGCGAGGTCGTTACCCTATGTTAATTTAATATAATACAACCTTCTGCTTCCATACAGGGGTAGTCAGAATACATTTTATTTCCACATGAATTACCTGTAATTCTTCTCGGTCTTGATTTTAGTGCTTCTAATAATAATTCTGTACTAGATTTTTCGTCTGTAAATAGCGTACTAGCATCATAAATAGTTTTACTTTTATCTATAAACTGATAATACTCGTTATGTATAAAATAAGTACAACCTTGTAACAATAAACACAAGATTATAACTTTTACCATTTCTTACAAGACCAATATCCTGCTGATAATTTGCTTTTCTTTTCATCACACTTGTGTCTAGCTCTAAAAGACTTTCTTCTAGCTGGTTGGTCTTTTTTAATCGTCATATTAGCATCACCAAAGCGTACTAATTT